GCTGACGAGTTTCTTAATTGACCTGCGCTTCTTGCACAGTACGACTTACGTCGGTTTGCAGCTTTTGACCCTTTTTTCACTTTACCAGTCACGGCTGTTTTTAGTTTACTTCCAGGGTTTGCTGCCCTGTAAGCTCTTACACCTTTAGCTGTCATTCCAGCTCCAGATTTTGTTGATCTATAATTACCACCTTTGGTAGTAGTTTTTCTAATAGGGTTTTCAGCTCTACCCCCAGACTTTAATGAATTTTTTAAGCGGGCGCTTGATTTGTACATGTGCAATCCTTTAATAAATCGTTACATCTAATACAGTGTGTTTGAACTGGTGGAACGTTTTTACATTCACATCTTTTACCAAATATTTTACAGATTATTTTGTTTATAAAATTTTTCATTATTTTTTAAATCCTTTTAATGTCTTAGCAAATCTAGCACGTTGACCCATCTTACCTGGTTTCTTTGCAGCAGCATTTAATTTTGCAGCAGGAATCTTTTCACCTTTTTTAATACCTAAAGATTTTCTTAATGATCCTGGTTTCTTAATTGCTTTTTTAATGTTTAACATTAATCTTTTTTTGCTGTTTTAGCAGATCTTTTTAAAGCTTTGTCTGTAACAGATCCTTTACCTGGTTTACTTGTGCCTCTTTTTTTGGCTCTGTTCATGTAATAATACAAACCTTTTTTAACTCTACGTCCGTCTTTAGTTGTATGATAAGCACTACCACCATCTTTAGCTTTAAATGGTCTTCCCATACCTTTAGCCATACCTTTAGCTCTAGCTATTTCAAAACCATCTTTTTTACCATTCTTATTAATATCTCTAGGTGTGATTGGTCCACCATCAGCTTTACCCATTCTTCTATCAGAAAGAGTTCTGCTTTTCTGTTTATCAAACTGCTCTTTCATTCTAGCAGTCTTCTGAGCTTTTTTAGTTTTGTGTACAGATGGTTTAACAGATGAAATAGTAGGTGATCTTTTACCACCTTTCATAATAGCTCCTAATCCTCTAAGTGCAGCACCCATTCCCATTATTTTATCTCACATCCTCTGCCACGTTTGGCAGCACCACCACTTTTGTAATTAGTTCTTCCACCTTTACCTTTAAGTTCTCTAACTATTCTTTTCTTTTCAGCTTTAAGATTTGATTTACCTTTTTTAGTATCAGCTTTTTCAGCATCTACTCTACCAAGTTCTTCAAGTCTGTTCATTCTTCTAGTGTTTGGCATTATTTTTTCCTTCCACCTTTATCCATAGTTTTTACTGCTGAGTAAGCTCTACGTCCTGAAGCTTTTTCCATTCCTTTAGATTCATCTCTTCTTGATTTTAAGCTTTGAGATTTTTTACCATTTCTAGCACCTAAAGATTCGTCTAATCTAGCGTTGTAGCCTTGCTTCTTAGCTTTGCCACCTGCTTTCATTTTAGCTTTACCATCAAATCTTGATTTGTATGGTCTTGTTCCAAAATCATTTCTCATTTTTTAACTCCGTTTCTAAATATTTGTGTTCCTTTTATACCATAAATACTCGCGACTACAAGTATCCATAAATTTGTAAACCAGCTCGGCAATGCCGCAAAATGCTCAAAAAAAATATTTACCTTGTCCATTGCGGTTGGATCGTCCGATACAACTGCCCAGGCCAAAATTGCGATTGGCGCCGAGAGAATTATCAAAACTGCCTCGTCCTTCCAGTCTGATTGTCTAGCTTCTAAAAGTTTTCCCTGGTAAGCTTCTTTTCCTTCGGCCATACGAGATGCGTGCATAAGCTGTGCATCTGACATAGCTATCTTCGTTTTCTGCTTGTTAGCATAAATTTTACTTCCAGCAGAAACGGCTAATTTAATTGCCGATAACCACATGTTAGTACCAAGTAGCCTTTACAGGACGTTTTTCTTTTCGGATGGCTTTTGTGCCTCTAACTTCAACGACATCACCAGTAGCGATTCTTTGATTAGATCCTCTAATGCTAGACTTAGCTCTAGGGTCTTTAATTAAGTTTTGAGATGGAATCTCAATCTTAACACCACCGCTTGCGTAACCGTCTTTGTTTACTCCGATAGGTTTTGTTATTTTCATATTTTCTCCTTAATGATTTTATATATTAACTTCTTGGACCTTTCAAGGTCTTTACATCTTTAGCCTTTATTTTATCTGTATACAGCTTAGTTTGAGTAGATAATATAGCTTTATCCATAGTAGTATCAGCTCTTAAATTAGCTAACTCTTCGTTTTGAGCAAGTTTTTTATCTTCTTGTGTTTTAGCTTGCATCATTTTTAATCTATCTAAAGCTATTCTGTTTTCATCTTCTTTCATTTTTCTTTCAGCGTCCATTGCTTTAAGATCAACTTCTCTTTCTTTAAGTTTTAATAATGGATCATGATCAAACTGAGTTGTAATTTCTTTTTCTTCTTTTAAGAATTCTTCAGTCATATCAGCAATCAATACAGCTTTTCTAGCTTCAATTATTTGAGCCATCTGTTGTAATTGTTGCTGGGCCCCTGGATCTTGAACTGCAGCTTGTTGTAATTGTGGCATCATTTTAAATTCTTCTGGAAACTCTAATTGAACTTGTTCCTGAGCCATCAAAGAAATATGTTCTAAAATATTTTTTTCTAATGCAGCAGTTACACTTGGATTGTTTCTAACAAAGTTAGTTGCCATAAAGTTTAAGTGAGCTGTAACGTGTGCTCTATGATCTTGACCAGGAAATGCTTGGAAAGGTTTTTGACCTAAAGCATCTATGTGTTCAATGGCCGGATCTTTTGGTTGATTAGGCGGCGGTGGTGGTAAAATTCTATCAATGTCTTTTACACCAATCGCTTGATACATAGATCTGTACGCATTGTACATGTTGTGCATTTGTGGATTAGTTTGAGCTAATTGTAATTGTGTTTGAGCTAGTGTTACACGTTGTGACATAGAAAATATATTCGGATCAGCAACAGGTAAGATATCTATTCTATCATCAAAATCTGTTAACTTAACATTTCTTGATGCACCTGGAACATCGTAAGGATATTCTGGTGGTAAGTATGTTTGAAATGTTTTTGCAAGTAGTTTAAATTCTTGTTTTAAACCTACATACAGTCGTTTATGGATTGCTGACATCACTCTTGAACCACGTTCTAAAAGAGCCACGGTCGTACCAACAGCGGCCTGTTGATTCCCGTCCCCAACCTGCATGTCAGCAATGGACGCGAATCTTTGTCCAGCTTGAACTACAATTCCCATCAACTGTAATAAAGTTTGTGATGGTTCTTTGTATGGTAAGAAAACGAAAGCATCTTTTAGATTTCCACCTGGAGTGTCAACATCTTTAAATTCTCCTGGTTGAATAGCGACAGCGTCATCTCTGACTCTAACACCTCTTTGCTTAAATCCTGCGGGTAGGTTTGATAATGTCCCAGCATCTAATAACTGACGGAGAGCCGCCGTTGCAGTACGACTCAATCCGCCAATCATATGTATTAATCCTAAACCATAAAATCCTAGTCCTGGCAGAAATTTAAAGTGGACAAAATATTGGATCTTAAGTTTTTTTGGATCATTGGGCGCAAAGTTTCGTCTAATAGACAAAACTTTCCTACTACCTTCTTCGATTGTTACGATGTAAGGCAATTTTATTCCTGTTGGTTCCCCGTTAGAATCAACATCTTCAAAACCTTCTAAGTCTAGATTAACGTGGCATTCTAGAATTGTGTATAGAGGTTCTGTTCTTTGTGTTTTTTGAACTCCTTCTATTTCTCTTTCCTTTTCCTTCAATTCATTTGTAATTGTACCTGTAGGTTTAGTAAGTTCAATATCAGAATAAAAGCCAGCATACATTTGCTTACGCAAATCATTCTCTGACATTTTTACTACATGAATGACTGCTTCCGCATCGTCTAATGAGGTAGCCGTATACGGAACAACAAGGTCATCTGCAGGGATGAACTTTGATACAGCTCTTCCCAGTAAATCGTCGTAATAAATTTTTTTAAATGTTGAACCTGATAATGGTAAGTAAAATAACATTTGATCAAACTCAGGTTCGTATTCTTTCATTTGATCCATTATTTGAAAGTTCATAAAATTTTTAACACGTTGTGATTGTGCTTCTTTTTGTGGAGTACTATTGCCCATCACTTGTGTTCTAACCGGACCATCTGCAGGTAGTAATTCTTTGTAAGCTAAAGCTTGAAACTGTGTAACCGCTTCTGCAAGAACTGGGTGAGTTGCACCACTAGCTCCTTGGAAAGGTTGAGTTCTATCTGTGTATTTAAATCCTAATAATTCTAGACCAACAATATAAGCTCTTTCCCATTCTGCACGAGAAAATTTATATTCCATGTAATCAGATTGTAATTGATTACCCATGGCATCAGTATCTTCTTCTGGAAGTATTTCGTTTAAGTTTGCAAAGTGATCTTCACCTGCATCTAATTGTTCACCAGCTGTTGGATCAAAGTCAATGGTTGCTCCGCCATCTTCTTCGTCAGTAACTTCTACTGGTCCTGATTGGTTATCTATCGCTAATTCGTCTGCAACAACTTCTTCCTTAACATCAGTAAGGTCATTTGGACTGCCGACGTCAGGGAGAGATTTATCTATATCTGCCATATTTATTCTCCTGTATTGGTTTATCTTGTTTTTTGTCTTTAATCAACCCCTGTGGATTTGGACCCCGCAACGGTGGTATCTCCTTCCATTTAACATGTTTCATGTTTTTTACAAGTGTTGGATTTTCTTTTTTCATTATATTTTCCTTTTTAGACTGGCTAGTCCACCTTGAGCTAAACCAATTTCTGGAAATCTATCTTGTAATTCTCTGTAAGATTCTGATGTAATTGGATTATCTTTTTCAATCTCTCTTCTTTTATTATATAAATATAATTCTTTATTATCCATTTGATTCATTTGATCTTGTTCTAAAGCAGAATCACTTTTTAAATCATCTAATTTAGGAATAGGACTTGATGGATCAATAAAATCATACATTGTTTTAAGTGTTCTAGGAATTGATTGTAAATTAAATAGATTATTACTTATTAAATTTCCAGTTTTACCTTGGTCTGTATTAACTTGTGTACTTTGAACATCATATGCTTTTTCTTTTCGTCTTCTTAATTTTTCTATTGCAGCAAGTTGCATATCCCCAAAATTTTGACTTAAGTTATCATAATCTACATAGCCAACTTCATCAGCAATTTGATCTAGATTAGGATTTGGAAATACTTTTTCAGCCTCACCTATTCCAAAATCAGTTCTTGCTTTTCTCATTAATTTAAATGTTTCATCTTCATAAGATTTATATAAATTTTCTCTATCTTTTAAAAATTTGTTTTTTTCTTCTTCAGTTTTACTTTGAAAATAATTACTACCAATTAATTTTTTATCTGCTTCTTGTTGTTTTTGTTTTTTATCTTCACGTTTAGAAATTTCTCTTAATACATCAAAAGCTTTAGGATTTATTCCCATTTCTTTAGCCACTTGTGCTAGTTGTTTATTGTAAGCAGGATCACTTTTATTTGTTATTCCAAGCGTAGCTTCGTCGACTGCCATAGCTTTTGCTTCTTCTTCACTATAACCTTGACTTAAATAATTTCTTCTAGAAGCTTCATAAAAACCATACTCAAAAGCCAACGCTTCTGCTCCAAAAATTCCTGCAATAAACCCTCCTACACCAGCTGTAACCCTAGTGCCATCATTAGGAGCTTCTACAAATCTTGGTCCAAATTTTTTAAATAACTGTTGTATTTTTTTAACAGGTGTTTTTTTAATTGTTTCTTTAAGTTTGTTTGGATTTTTTTGTTGGAAAATAGACTGTAAACTATTGGTCATTTCTTTTTTAACATTATCAGTATTTCTTAAATCATAAATAGTAGGAACGTCAGCCGGAATAACACCCGACCACCCTTGAGTCTTAGCAGTCTCTAACATATTTTGTGCAGCTAAAGGATTTTGTTCTACTAAAGTTTTAAAATTAGAAACTGTTTTTCTAGGGTCTCCACCTAACTTAATTAAAAAAGGTTGTAGTTTTTTTCCATTTTTAGGTACATCTTTATTAATATCAGATGCAATAGCTGAAACTTTTTGATTATATATATCTACCATGTCTTGAGTAGCTGTGCCGTTGGATAAAGCTTTTCTTATATCTACTAAACTTCGATCTAATCTTTTAGCTTTTACCATATTCATATCATCCATAACCTTGTCACCAGTTTTTGTTAACTGTTGTTGGTATACAGAATACCCCGGAGAGCCAAATTTATATGGAACAGTAATAGTAGCTAACTCATCCACTGAAGTGCCTATACCTTTTACACCAAACTCGTTAAAGACTTCTTTACTAACTTTGTTTAGATTTGTTCTAGAATCTTTAAAAAATCCTGATTTTTCTCCAATTTGATTAGCTAACACTCTTTCTTTTCTTTTTCTAGACATATTACCAGCAGGGTTACCAAATATATCATTTTCAGCTGCTATAATAATTTCGTTTATTTGTTTTTTAAATGGTTTTAAATTATTTAATTTTAAATTTTTCATGTAAGTTTTTTCTCCCTTAGCGGCTTCCGCCATATGAAACAAAGTTTTGCCTGCTAAATCAGCATCGTTTTTAAAAAAATTTTTAGCTATATACTGGATACTGTTTTTATCTAAAAGAGTTCCATCTTCTAGTAATTTTAAAACAGGTTTACTATTAGCCAATCTATTAATATTTTTTTCTAAAATAGTTCTTTGATTAGGAAAAATTTTAAATAATTTTTTTTGTCCAAATGTGTTTGTGATATAATCTTGAATATATTGACTTTTATCGTTTAAACCAATTTTCCTATTCATTTCTATAAGATTTAATGGTTTATTTTTTGTAACCATTTCATTAATTAAATTGTTTCTTTTTAAAAGATCAGCAGTTCGTTTTTTTATACCTTCTTCTCTTTCTGGATTTTTTAGACCTCTTCCATCTAATATTCTAGCAACTTTTTGTCTTAATTTAGTATTGTCTCCCTTCTTCTTAGAAGAAACACCTAACCAACCCGCTCTTCGTCTATTACTAATTCCATTAACAACACTATCAAAATCTAATTTAGCAAATTCCTCTTTAGTAAGTGTTTCTTTAATTTTAGCTATGTCTTTATCTGTTATAAATTTTTTAGCTTTTTCTAATGTATAAGTTCCAGTATTAATAGCTGATCTTTCTCTAGTATTTAAAATTTTATCCCAATTTACATTTTTACTATTTTTTTCTGGAAAATAAGCTTCAGCTACTTTAACTAATTCTGGGTTACTCATAATACTTTTAAATCTAACATCATCTGAATTTCTTATAGACTTACCTCCTCCGTTAAAGTTCTCTCTTGCAAACTCTTCAAAAAATTTTGTAAATGGAATTACTTTATATCTTTGTTTACCTTTTCTCATACCAAGATATCTTTTATAAGCCTTTATAACCTCATCAACTTTACCACCATCATCAAAGTTGGTTCGTGGTCCAAGGTCCTTGTTCATTGCATCTCTTAAAACAGGGTTTTTGATTATTGGATCATTAGATCTAGCTATGGCAAATGACATTAATTCTTTATCGTTCATTATTCGCCCATCTGTTTTTTAACTTTTTTATTTAACCCTCTTATAAACTCTTCTGATAAACCTAATGGATTAGGAGTTTTAGTTCTTTTTTCAAAATCTCTAATTGCTTGTTGTAAGGCTCTTTTGTCCGACATTTTTTTATTCATCTTCTTAGATGTTGCACCAAGCTTCGTGGACCCCGGAGCAATGTCGTTTAGTTTTTTAATTAATTTTGCAATACCCCCAGCTGCAAATGATTTTTTAATTTCAAATAAAAATCCTTTGTCATCAATACCATATTTAGCAGAACCAGTTATACCAGTGCCGGTGTCAACACCTATTCCAATTTTTCTATTTATCGAACTTGCTGGATCTTCAAGAAAAAGTTCTTTATCTCCTTTTTCTATTTTTTTTCTAGATTTATTATAATAAATATCACCTAGAAGACTAATTTGTTCTGATATTGGAATATCTAAATTTGCAATAAGATTTATAAAAGATTCATTTGAAGTAATACCTTCGGGAAGTTTAATTGCTGATTTTTCTCCAGTGCTGTACATATCTTGTTTACCAGATATGCTTCCTGATCCTTTTACTTTAAGGCCACTTTTATATCCTGCACGGCCACCATCTGCTTTACCAAAATCAGATAAGTTATCTTCAAACTTAGTTCCTTCTTCAATAACTTCATCAGAAATTTCAAATGACTCATCAACAACCTCGCCTGCATTTTCTCTATCACTTCTTATATAAGCTGTACCTTCTTCATACTCATCTGGAGGAGCTTTACCTTTAGTCGTTTCATCCGCCAGGCCTTTTCCAGGTTTATAACTCATATATGTTTCTTCAACTAATGGATTTCCATAATAAGCTTCTGAACCACCATCAGTTACTTTCATTCTTGAAATTTCTTGTTGACCTGTTGTTACATCTTCAGTCAATGTATAATCTTTATAGGTTGTAACTTTTTGTCTATCTTGTGTTGCAAGTCTTGGTGTATCGTCACCTAATGTTTTTATTTTAGCAACTAAGTTTAAAAAATACGCAGGAGGTTGACCTGTTGCAGTTTCTTTAGCTATTTCTTTAGCAATAGGTTTAGCGCCACCTTTTAAACTCATCAATCCAGATTTAAATGCTGCACCGGCTGCTCCTAGTCCTGCAAGAAGTTTTAAGAATCCACGTCTGCCACCAGTTGCGTAAGGTACTCTTGCTATTCCTCCTTGAGCTGCTTCTAAAATTGGACCTAAGCCAAGTCCCATTCTTTTTTCTAAAAAAGGTTTTTGTCTTTTTTCTATTTCTTTATTTTTTAGATACTGTTGATACTCTTGCAAAAACTGCATCATTTTTTCTTTTTGAAATTGTTTAAAGTCCTCACCATCTTCGTAAGGTACTCTGTTGTTATCGTCTTCACCTAATAAATAGTTTAAACCGGTTGATCTAGGTCTTCCTCCATCAGCGTTTTTAGATCTAGGTGTTTTTGTAAATACTTCTATAATTTGATCAGAATTCATTCCTTTGTTTTGCATTTCTAATGCTTCACGCATAGTTTGTTTAACTTCTGCAATTCTTTGTTGATTAGTGTCCATTAAAATATTATCAATCATTTCATCTGTAATTCCAGGAAACTCTATTCTTAATTCTTCAGCAGCAGACAAATCAGAACTACCAGTTACATTTTTTTCCATTTGACCAGCTTTTTTCATTTCTTCGTATTTAAAATAATCTTTTTGACTTGTTGGATCTAAACCAAGACGTTTCATGTTTTCTGATTCTCTCATGCCTTCTTCCATAGCTTCA